ATTCCGGCGCGCCACTGCCCGGCGGTGCTGTCCCACACGGGGGTCAGCCGGGTCTGGAATTGCTCACCATTGCGGATGTAGACCACCTGCACCGGCGCGCCTGCGGCCGTTTCCAGAGCATCGTGCACGGCATCGTTCGTCTCGGTCAGGGTGTCGTCCATGCGCACCACCCGGTCGCCCAGCCGCAGCCCGGCCTTCTTGGCGGGGTTTGCGGTGCCGTCCGGGGTGTTCAGGTCGGAAAAGCCCACAATGAGCGCACCCTCGGAGAACATCTTAACGCCGAAAGGCGTACCGCACACGGTTACCACCGGACGTGTTTCCACCAGAGCGCGCACAGTCTTGACGGGCAGCCACCCGCCAATGGACAAAGTGGCCTGATAGCTGCCCGCAGCCTGCGTGCTGGCCGCGTTGCGGGAGCCAGCGGTGCGCAGCGGCTGCACATAGGCAAAACGGGGCAGGGTAAGGGTCTGGCCGGGTTCCAGCAAAATTTCAGCAGGCAGACTGTGCCACAGCCAGCCCAGCACTGCCAGCGCGGCCACCAGAAGATAAGTTGCCGCAATGCTGCCAGCGCGGCGTAGTTTTGATCTGCGCATCGGCAAAAAGCCCCTTTCCGCCATGGAAAATGATACGATCGTCCGGCGATAGTATGCGCTGTGAAGGGCGGAAATATCAATGCAGTGATTGACTTTTTCCGCCGGAACTGATACTATATTAAGGCGGTTTGGCCGCAGCTGCAGAATAGAAGAATACGCGGGTATGGTGGAATTGGCAGACGCGCAGGATTTAGGTTCCTGTGCCGCAAGGCGTGTGGGTTCGACCCCCACTACCCGCATACAAAGAAAAGCGCGTTGGTTCGTACAGAACCAGCGTGTTTTTTCTTATCATGGTAACACTTTTGGTAACACTATTAAGTTTTCAGACTGCTCTCACCAGCGCATTATACAGCATTTCAATGAACTGCACCGCGCTGGGCGCACCGGTCAGCGGATAGCCTGCCAGCTGCTGCACATACTCCGGGTTTGTGAGCCATGCACCTTTAGCTGCCCGGCGGACAGCGCTTTGAATCGCTTTTGGCTCACATTTTCTGCGGTCGGCGATAGGGGTATAGATATCTTTCTCCACGGCCTGCAGGCGGTCTTCCTGCTCACAGACCAGCTCAAGACACTGGCACAGGATACTGTAGGCGCTCAGATTGCGTGTGATGCCCATCGGGCGCAGCAAATCATTGACCTGAGTGGACAATTCGGAAACGATCATAGTTGACACATCCTTTCTATGCGTCAACTCTAACCGAAAAATACTTAAAATTTACCAATTACGTCGATATACGTCGTAAAGCGTCGAAACACGCCAAACAAAAACAGCCCCGAGGAACCGTCAGGCTCCCCGGGGCTGCTGCTATGTATGGCTATTTTGGGCAGGGCGGCTTACTTTCCCTGTGCCTTCAGCTTGTCGTAGGTCTGGTCTGCCTGAAGGGCTGCGGGGGTGAAGCTGTTGTTCTTCCACCACGCGACCAGCGCGGCCACGGTGGTGATACCGGCGGTGACCAGCTGCTCCACGGTCTGGCTCTCGATGGGCAGCACGGGCTTGCCCAGTGCAGACAGCACCTGATTGGTCAGGGCCAGCAGCAGGCAGGCGGTGCGGGCAATGGTACCTGCGGAGATGGTGGGTGCGTTGTAGGTGTGTGCGTTCATAGTCAGTTCCTTTCTCTTTCGTGTTCGTCTGCTTCTAAATCAGCGATGCGGTGGTTGGCCACCTTCATCTGCTCTTCCAAAATGGGGACGCGGCGGGCAAAATTGTTGTGTTCCCGCACCTCGCGGGTCAGCTCTTCCAGCTTGGTGTCGGTCACGGCCTGACTGCGGCTGTTGGCGATCAGCACGCCGATCAGGGTCACCGCACCGGCAAGGATGGCTGAGATGATGCTTTCCACTGGTCTCACCCCCTCATAGTGTCCACCGGCTCTTGTTCGGGCGGGTGTCCACGTGCACCCAGCCCTTGCCCCGGCCTGCCTTGACCGGGTAGCGGCCAATGCCGCCCCAGCCGGGCATCAGGCTTTCGGCGTAGGCGGCCACAGCTAGCGGGTCGGTGTCCTGCACCTGAATGTCAGCGGCGCGGCCCAGCAGGTGCTGGCTGGATTTTGAGCCGCCCACCTTTGCGTTGTGGCTGGCGGTGCGGTAGCCGCTGGTGATGGTCACGGGCTTGCCGAAGTGCTCCCGGATGCACTGCAGCAGCACCACAAGGCCCTCGTCAATGAGGATGGTGTCGGTGCCGTCGCGGCAGCGGAACTCCCGCACGCGGAACGCGGGGGAGAGCTGCGCTGCGCTGTCCTTCTTCAGGCTATACTGTTTGATCGCCATATGTATCACGTCCTTTCACGGGGTCAGGCCCCGATTTTCACGTTCTCTTCCAGCTACTGATCTGCCTTGTCCTCAGCGTCCTTACTGCGTGATTTCCTCAAAGCCGCTCTTGATGAGAATTGCCTTGACCTTCTCCTTCAGCAGGCGGGGGCAGCGCTCATACAGAGCCTTTGCCTCCTCCATAGTCTCAGCAGACATGATTTCCTGTGCCCACAACATCGCCATCATACGTACCAACCTTTCTAATTTTTGTGTGATTTTATGCATAAACAATCTCGCTCATTTCAAGCAAGCATTGCTTGAGCATCTCGTTTTCTTTTTGCAGTGCCGCCACCGTGTCCGGCAGCTTCTCCCGGGCTTCGGCCTTTTTGCGCGCTTCTTCCTGCGCGGCCAGCTCTTCGGCGGTGTAGCGGATGTACTTCTGGATGGGCACCTGTTCCACCCATTCCTCCTGCGCCTGAACGCCGGGACGGTCAACGATCTTCTGCACGTCCTTGCCACCGTTTGGATACTCGGTCACGGTCTCCCAGTGCCACTGTTCCTCCACGCCCTCTACGGCGGGGTGGGTGATCTCTTCGGTGCTGGCGGTCAGGTAGCCAAGGGTCAGGTCGGGGTTTTCCACGACCGCGCCGGTCTCGTCAATGATCTTCATCGCTCAAAACCTCCTTTCTCATGCCACGCGCTTCCAGATGTGCACATAGTAGGCGGCGGGCTGCACGGTATAGCTGCGGCCGTAGATGGCATTAGACTTGGAAGCATCCAGACTGAACTTATATACTTGAGAATAGTTACTGTATTCGCCCGTAACTCCAATCACGTCGCCGGCAGTGAATGCGCCGGATACCTTATGTTCACCCATTTTTACATCCGCGACAAAAGAGCCTGTGATGTTCGGCAGTCCGGCCTCCACGGTGGTGCCCGCTGCGTGGCCGCTGCCAGCACCCATCAGTACCCGGTTCTGCGCAATCTCCTGCCATGTACCGCCGAACAGTGCGGCAGGGCTTGTACGTGCGGTGCTCTGGTAGATGCTGCCCACGGGAAAAGGATCCACGCTTTTCAAGCTTTTCAACAGCGCATCCACCTCGGCACGGGTATAAAAGCTGCCACCCCTCATGGATTCGATCACGGCCTTCCACTGCTGCACCAGCGTGCCGGTGGGGATGCCTTGCACACCATCCCGCATCACGCCGCAGACGGTCTCATCTGCGCGCGTATCGTAGATGTCGGCGGTGGTAACGGAAGTGCTGCCTGCAGGGCGCTTGATCTCGGCAAGGCAGAGGTCGTAGATCAGCTCGGTGCGGGTGATGGCCGGAGCAGCAGGCCCGGCAGAATCCGGGACACCTTCCAGCACCTGCAGGCTGGTCTTTTTGGCAGCGGCATCGTAGCGCAGAACCACACGGTCAATGCGGCTGCGCACGGCATCGGCGGCGGTCAGGGGCAGTGTGGTGGGCTGCTCCATGATGATGCTGCGGCCCTTGAACCGCGCCGGGCGCACCCATGCCTGACCGGCGCTCACCTGCACGCTCAGGCCGCCCTGTGCCGTGACGGAGAAATCCTCCTCGGCGCTGTACACGCCGCTCAGGCGGGTGGCGAGGTAGCCCGAAGCGTCGTCGGCATCGTAGGTGATGCCGTTTTCAGGGTAAGTGATGATATCAGCCATAAAGTCCTCCTTTTCAGGTTTTGTGCCAGCTGGGCGTACCCAGCCGGATGGTGCGGGTTGTGCCGCTGTCCTCACTCTGGGTAATGATGTCGGCTACCCGCACCATGGCAGTGTAGCCCAGCTGCGGCAGGCTTGCGCTCAGCACATCGCCCACCTGCAGGGTATCATCGTCCACGTCGAACTCGATGCTGCCGGTGCGCAGCTGGCCCAGCAGTTTTTCGCCGCCCCGGTCGGCCAGCTTTTCCAGATAGCTCTGGCTGGTGCTGGTCTCGCCGTCCTCCGGCTGCACGTCACGGGCATCGACGTACATTTCCCGCCGGTCGGAGCCGGTAGCGTTCACATCGCCCACCCAGACGGTGGCGCGCTCGTCACCTTCGCCAGCGCCCTGCACGAGGGCTACGTTGGCGTAGTCGGTGTCGGCAAAGCTCCACCCGGCATTCAGCAGATTGCCCCACTGGGGGCTGTATCTGCGGTTCGGGTCGAAGGTGGGCCGGAAACACTCGAAGAGTAGCTTTTTCTTGCTGCCCTTGCCGTCCAGCACGATGCGGAACCCCAGATCACAGGCCTGCCCGATGG